GATGATCTGGTCTCTCCGACCATAGTAAATACTGCACATAAAGCAGAAAAAACCAAAACAGCAGCCAAGGAACCTGGCCCGATGCCTACTTTAATCTCAACACTCTGACTATTAGAGGGGCTATTCCTCTCTCTGAGAACACTAATTAATTTAGTTATCTCGTAATTTAGTGATTCTATTGAATCCTTAGAATACTCATGGTTCACTTACAAATCCCTGTAAAGTAAATTTCAAAAGAGGAACAATCGTCCATGATATCGCTGGAGCCAATATCAACACGCTATACACAAGAGCAGTTCTCCAGGTCTCTAATACATCGATACGTTTCGATAAATCAGAGGTTAAGTCTTTTGTATCTTTCTCTTGCTGCCGCATTTCCTGCGCATTCTTTTCGTAAAATCGTTTGATCTCTTCACGAAGTTCATCAAGGCTTTCCTTAATGGACTGAATTGTTCCTCGCATTTCCCCAAACTCTTGAGGGGATATCCTTTCATCTGACATTACTCGCCCCCAAATGGGGCAGGGCCAGGTGGTATAACCGGGTCTGGCGGATCAACATCTGTGCCCAAAGGTTCATTCGTTGTATTGTCAACGTTATCAAATGGCCCCGGAGAACCTTGGCGATTGCCATCGCCTATGATGGCCCCGTTGTCTAGCGTATCTCTGCGAGTATCGCCAATCTGGGAACCGTTATCAGCAGATGTTTGATCACCTCCTATGGTTACCTGGTCACCGCCTATCTGAGTTGCTGGCGGTAAATTACCGACGAGTCCAGAAAAATCCCCCAATATCCCACCAAATTGACCGGCCACTGTGGCCTGTCCTTGGTTTGATGAATCCACTACGCCTAATAGCGTTCTATCACGCGATTCAGCTAAAGCAATAGTTGTGTCAGCATTCCTCTCAATGCCGTAAATTGTCGCGCCTACCTGAGCTAAACCAAGAATACCGTTAGTTATAGGCCCTGCTATTGCCGCAAAGTCCTGCGCGGCGCTACGATACTGAGGCGTAGAAGGTAATTGCAGTTGGCCGACACCATTATTACAAGCAAGTAATGTCGCGATCCTACACATATCGCCTTGTACGCCAGCAGAACAACCCGCTACAGCAGAACTGCATTGCTCAGCCTTAGCTTGGCTTGCAGCCTGGTATGCATTCAGCTGCAAAGCATGACCTTGTGCGATTCGGTTGTTATAGGCATTCGTACCACAACCTGCCAGCACTGTTAATGTTAGCAATGCAATAATTAATCTCATAGATTTCTCTTTAAAGTTGACAAAGTTACGTCAAATCTTGTCAGTTTACACTTGATAAGTTGACGAACTTTTATGTAATTATGTCTCAAGAAATATCACTTTATTTATTTTTATTATCAACAACTTAATTAGACACTTTGTAAATGTCATGTCCCGAAATTTGTCATTATCGAGAGGCTATCGCCTTAGCGATAAGCCCCGTTTTCGTTAACTACCATCCCCTGCGCCGGTCTCTTACTTGCGTCCAAACAAGCCAGCCAGCACCTAATAAAAATAACCCACCGATTAACCAAGCAGGCATGTCACCAAATGACCTCATCATGTCCCTGGATTGGTCGTTTAGCATGCTGACAGTTCCCAACGCGCCAGACGCTGTGGTCAAAATAGTGCTATTGCTTTTTCCGTCTTTTAATAAATTCTTACGTGGCGGTTCAATTCCGGCCATCATTAATCCACGGTCAATATCTGCCGCATTAACAGAACGCCCGTTTTCATGGATGAATATAGCCTCACACAAAGGACGTAGCGTCCAGTACTTATGTATATTAATAGGTTCGTTAGGGGTTACGCCCATACGTCTACAAACGCTGTTCACATAGGCTTCAGTCTTGTTTTCTACCGGCGGTGCCCAACGATTTATAATCTTGTTGACGGTATTTAAGCCATGCTTATCAAAGTACGTGATTAATATTTTTGCGGACGCACGTACCTAGGCTGGAGCCTGCGACTATTCAGTAATGAGTAGGTTACTAACCTAGTAAAATTAACATTTACCGCAATAAATATGTTCTTTATGAGCGCAGCATGCCTAGTATAGGCATGAATACATTATCAACATTGATTGATGTTGTCAATATCTATCGTTAAGCTCTGTTAATAAATCCGGGAATCGCCACTCTATTTTGCTTATATTTCCTGGCGTGTCTAACTCCTGCCATTTCTCAAAGGTTCTAACACATTTTCCTAACAAATCAGCCAGCCTGGCATTCGTTAGGCCCGCTTCGTTTCTTTTAAACCTAACATCATCGGGTGTCATAATGGCTTATTTATAAAATCTAAGTACTATGAGGTAATATTGCCGTAATGATTACGGCTTATCAAGATAACGTCCAGAATCTATCAATGGCCATATCAAGCAGGTTGTGATAACGCTCAACGCTACACGGTTCTTTGAACGCGCGTTGAATATGCATAGCCTTAGTCTCATAGCTTCTTTTTGGCTCTGCATATTCAATCTTCAGTACTCTGACAAATAACCCACCCGGATAAGGGTTAACTAGCTGCCATGTAGTTAGTATCTCTTCCGTCTCCAAGGCATCTTCTATATGGTACCAAACTGCCTTAGCTGTCTGTCCTTGAATCACTTCATGCATACCCATGCAACCATTGGGTAGTTTGCCGCCTCTGGCCCATGAGCCCCAGTTCATTAACTGAACTTCAATGGACTTTCGTACATTAGGGCTGTCACTTAACGGCGTAGGCTCTACCGAGTTTAGTTTCTCGACCGCTGTTGCTGTCATGTTTGCTTTACCTCAATCACTGTTTTTTCTTCAGAGCTTTGTATCTGCCTAAACTTGATTTCTTTGACTTCTTTGGGCGAATCATCAGCAAGTACCCCGGCTTTAACGAGTCCATCAATTGCTGCTTTGTAACTGATACCGTCTGGGTCACAGAGTCGTTTTCTGTAGGACACGAAAGTGATACAAACTGGTGTATTGAATCTCGGCATTTCTTACGCTCCCAGTGGTGCATGGCCAATAATCGATTCCAGGTGGGCATCGGTATTGGTAAAGTTATTGTTAAGGATTCCACAAATCTATATAATCAAAATACCATCTTCAACCATGCAATTCTGCGTTTCTAGCAACGCTCTTAAAATTTCAGTATGAAAATGGTTCCTTACTGGACCGTCTATAACTTTATGGCAGTTGTAGCAGCTGTATACCCCGTGTATGTCTTTTGCCTTCATCGCCATACCGCCATTACCGAATAGGTTGATATGCGCCAAGACAACTGTTTCATTATCCGGCCCAGGAGAGCAGCCTATCAGCCTTAACGAGCAAGGTTTTCCTTTTGCTGATTTTGCGTATTTTGTTTGCTTAGCCATTACCTATAAGATTTATAACTTTGGTCGGGATCAGGTATGTATACTCCATGCTTTGAACCAAATCTCTGGACATAATCAACATAATCCCAAAACTCATCCCATCCCAAAACCTCACGTTTGCCATCCTCGTTTGTCGTAGTAGTCCTAACTGGAACATCAACTAATTTCTTTCCTGGTTTGCGCTTTTTCAACCAACCCCAATACTCACCGCACAGATATTCGCTAATATCATCTCTGTCATAGCCTGTATGCTCCGATAGCAGCTTGTAAGCAACCCCATTAAGGTAACGATTTTGTTCACTGCTGCGCGTTCTCATGTAACGCTTGACCTCAACAGACCATGCGCATGTTTCGCTTAATGCTTCGATTAGCATAATCAGGTTCTTAACCACATTTATTCGGCTAACGTCTTTATGAATAATGAATGTCTGGCTCATTTTCTAATTACAAACATCTTGTTAATCAAATCAGCCGCTTCATCCAGTCCGCAACAGTACTTATGCATTATCCGGCGCAAACGTCCAGAGCTAACGCCAATCCGTCTTGCTGCCTCCTCAACGCTAACCAGTTCGCCCTTGTAGTACTTCCTGCTATCCAATTGATGAATGACCCTCTTGTGAGCGGCGGGGCTTGGCCATAGCCATGTTGTTGATTGGTTCATGCTATCCTCTATTAATTAGCAACCTATGCCGTAGCCGTTGCCGTTGCCTTTGCCGTTAACTGTTAACCCATACGACTCAAAGTCAATCACGACCACTCTTCCTCGTTGACATTCATGCATAAAACAACAGATAACGGATGCACGGTAACTGGCGGGCATGGATCAAGTTTTGTCTTGTCTGTTGGGCCTTCTTCAGCTATCTGACCTAAGCCTTTCGACGTCCCCCAAACCCTAATAACTGAACAGTTATTTATGCGAAGATCTGCCTCAGTTTTTTCAACGTCTCCGATTACCACTCATCCTCTTTGCAGTACAACGATTTGTTTTTTCGTCGGCACCACCTGTGCGTTATCTGCGCGGACATATTCGATATCATTAATTTTAATTGTTTTAGGTTCACTCATTTCTTTCTCCTTTTGATAAATTATTCATGCTGTTTCGTCCTTTGTTTTTTTGATAAGGTGGCTATCCCACATGTTGAATTTAATCTCTCTCATATCTTGCTCCTAAGCATCTCTCGTATGGCTGCGTTTTTTCTTAGGCGTCCACGTGTAGGAGCCTTGGGTATTTGTGTTCCATTGACGACCGTCCAGACCAGCATTGGGTAGCTGTGCTTTCCTTGGGCTAGTTTTCGCTGGTGCCTAGTCATTGATAACGCTCGTTAGATAGCGGTGCTCTAGGTTCTGAAACCTAACGCAATGGCCCTGGAACAAAAGCTCTGAACTGCCTATAGAGCCGTTACGGTTTTTTCGTAAAATAACTTCAGCGATACCCTTTTGCGCAGTCTCTTCCTTATAAACTTCTTCGCGGTAAATAAATATAATCTGGTCGGCATCCTGTTCTATTCCTCCAGACTCCCGTAGGTCTGCCATAATAGGTCTTTTATTTGGTCTGGACTCTAACGCCCTATTAAGCTGGGATAGCGCGATAACGGGAACGTCTAGCTCTTTAGCTAACGCTTTCAAGTTACGACTAATCTCGGTTATCTCGTTGACCTTCTGTCCAGCCATGCTGGGTATCTGCATGAGCTGCAAGTAATCAACAACAATTAATTTAATACCATGCTCACGTTGCATGCGTCTAGCTTTTCCGCGTAACTGCATAGGCGTTAACGCGCCTTCATCGTCAATGTAAAGCGGGGCCTGATTTATCAGCCTGTAAGCCTTGTTAATTTGATCCCAATCATGTTCTTTTAAATCACCGTTTTTGAATTTTGTAAAATCCACTCCAGACTGAGAAACCACCAGGCGTTGACCAAGCTGCTTGGATGACATTTCAAGACTAAACACGCCAACCGGGATACCCTGATGAATTGCTACATTCTCAGCAATATTCATCGCAAATGTGGTTTTACCCATCGATGGCCGACCAGCAACAATGATCAAATCAGTATCGTTCAATCCGTTAGTTTTTGCATCCAAGTTAGCAAAACCCGTAGGTATTCCCGTCAGCGTTCCTGGGTTCTGAGAGCGATAGGCAAGCTCTTCGTGAACATCTTTCAGAACCTCGCCTGCGTGTTTGGTTTTTTTGCTTCTGTGGGTCGTTATAGAAAAAAGCTTCTGTTCAGCAATGTCCACAATTTCCCTTGGGTCATTGCCGGTAAATTCATAAGCCTGCCCTGCAAGGTTTGTGCAAACGTCCACCAATTGACGAAGCATTGACTTGTCGCGAACCGTACGAGCATACGCTTTCACGTTCGTCGCAAACGATATTTCCGAAGCCAACTTGGTCAGGTATGACCCTCCGCCCACCAGGTCCGACTTGTCTCGATCATGAAACCAGTCAGAAACTGTTACCGCGTCTGCATGCTGGTGATTATCCTGAAGCTCTCGAATAGCCCGCCAGATTTCTCCGTGAACCTCTTGATAAAAGTCTTCAGGCTTAACCCAGCTAACTTCGTCAAACTGGCTAGGCATCAGCAATACCGCCCCAAGCAATGCTTGCTCGGATTCATGGCTGTGCGGCGGGGTATGATCTTTCATTGTTGGCTCCTTGCGTCATATTCGCTGATAAGTTTTTGCCGGTAAGCTTCGTAACTTGGTATATTCCCTGGCGGACTAAGTCCAAGCTCTTCCGCCAAACTAACCAAATCGTCACCGCAAACTTCTTTAAAAACTTTCCAACCTGGCTCTCGCCTTTTTTTAGACGGCTTGTAATCATCAAGCCAATGCTCATTCGGTCCGCAAAAAGTTGCCATCATCTTGACAGCAGGAGTATGCAGTATCCCTTCAGATTCGCAGTATTCGGCGTACCGCTGTAATCCTGCGTAGATATCATCAGGGCTTACACCGCTTCGGATTCTTGCTCTCCAGGCTTTCCAGGCTGAACGCTTGTTGTTACTTCCTGACCTATAAGGTTTGATATTCCACAATCGCTCAAAGTCTTCAGGGTATTCTGAATCATTTGGATTGCAAGGAGTGCCATCGTCAGATGGTACATTTACTTCCTGTTCCTGTTCCTGTTCCTGTTCCTGGCTTCGAAGGGGCTTCGAAGGGGCTTCGAAGGGGCTTGCTAGTTCCGACCTCTCCGGTAGGTGGTAATGACTTTTATACTTTTCGTAAAAATCCTTTAAAAACGGTAGATTAGGTAACGATAACCAGTCTTTTGCTATGCCCTTAACTCGCTTGTCAGTAGGCTTTAAATATTCACCTATTTGATTTAGGGCATAGTTGTTGACCCAAATCCAATCAGAATCGTAATCATAGACACATAATTCTGCTTGGATGACCCTTCGAAGCCCCTTCGAAGCCCCTTCAAGGGGGCTTCCTGTATCGTTGCAAATGTATGTGATTGGTAGGTAAAAAACACCCAACATATTTGCATGATGATTAGACAATAAGTATGCGGCTATGACCTGAGTTTGTGGATCACCTCTAAACTGACGCATGGTTTTTCCGTTCCAAAAAGTGGTCTTTATTTTGCTGTATTCACGCATAATCCGGGTTTCTCATATCTATACCGTCTGTGGTCTATTTGTTATCAAGTTGAGTTAAAAAAACCACCTGGTTTTTGGAAATTAATATTAAAAGATTGCCAAAAACATCATTTACGTACTTCTCAACATCTTTTTTTAAGATGTCAATATGTCTAGTGCTAAATTCTCTACAATGGACTTGGTTATCCCCTAAGTAAAAACTAACTGACCCATCGAATATGTCATTACCACAAGGGTAAAATCTCGATGAAACCGATAGTAAACCCCCATCAAAATCTAGTTTTGATCCACAATCCCAACCCCAAGTTGGTTCACCATGATAATTTTCTTTATCTTTGTTAGCGTCATCAGTCCATTTATTTTGCTCTTCAAAATTCATTAATCACCTGATTGTCTTATCCAGTTGTTATAAAATCCCAAAGCCCAGCTATATGTATAGAAAATACAAAGTGTAAATATTCCCCGATTCTTTATTTTGTTGCGTTAACCAGATAGCAGTAGCGCCGGTAAACGCTATGGCAATTTGTTCGATGATCATATCTCTACCGCCTGTGGGTTATAGGTTGTCAAGTTCATGCTGTTTTTATTAAGAACAGCAAGTACCAAGCTAGAGTTCCACCAGCTGCGATTAAAAAAAGAAACCTCATTGATTTTTCAAAATTTTCTTGGCTCATTCCAATATCTCCACATTGGTAGCGCAGGAGTTGAGATCTTAATAACTTTGTTACCTCGGCTTTCGATTAATACGTAACTCATGTTATAATAACTCCGTTAGTTGAATTACCCGCCAGGATTACTTCCCATACGCGGGTATTTTTTTGTCATTTAGTTTTAGGTTCATATAGACTGCAATAGAATGTTTTGTGCGTGTTTACCTGAAACATCTCATCCGAATCATCAACGACTATAGGATCGTCGATGGTAGGCTTAAACAAACCTATCTCCACCTCTATCCTACGGCACAGCCCTACATCTCTCTCGGTATCAGAACAATACCAACAAGACCAATGCTTAAAATTCAAACAGTTAGCGATGGACATGATCATATCTCTGCTTCCTTATAGGAGATGATCTGTGGCCGGTCGTAACCCAGCTTTTAAAAGTTGAAAGATGCCCGAAACCGGCAAGCGGGGAACACAATACCGGCACGGGCTTAGAACCATTGGCGCTAATTAACCTCAGCGATTGGTTAATCATTGTCGGCCTTGTCTGGACCAGACTCATAACTGTCTATCAGGGCTAGCAACTTGGTTGTTAGATGGTAACCCGAACACCTTGAGATGCCCTCGCTTCTCATCTTCAGTACCCATTTAGTTGAAGCGTCGCATTGTTCTGCAATATGCTGAATCGCATTGCCGACTGTTCCTCTAGATTCAGCCTCGTGTTTTATAAGGCCCTCAAGTCTTCTTTTAAATTTATCATTGCTCATGGGTATCTATGATTCCATTTAAATAGAACGATGTCAAGTATATAGATAAACATTTTTTATAAGATAATACTACTTATCTAGTTAATATCTCTGAATTCTGAATAATGAAAACCTTATCATCGGCGACTCATTGTGCCATAAGAAAAATCAAAATGTATACGTTCGTAGTTGACAGATGTATATATATATGGAACAATTACTACATCAACTAACAAACGTAATCAGACATGAACAAGATAACAAAGCTAACACCCAAACAAGAAAAACAGCTTGTTGATTATCATCAATATTGCTTTGAGCGAGGCACTTGTACAGATCCAGCCGACCGCGAGAAAGGCGAGGCTGCAATTGCAAAAGCGTACAAAACCATAGGAAGGGACCCAGTACCTGTTATTTGGGTTGACTCACCCATGACCGCGTCGCTGCTGTTTCACCTGCTTGACAAGGAAGAAAGCCTTAAGAAAAGTCTGATTAGCAGAATGAGGCGCAGTCTGATGATCAGACTGAGGTTCATTCTTAGAGGCAGTATTGAGGACAGTCTAATAGACAGTCTATTGGGCAGCCTCAGGGGTAGTCTGGATGGCAGTCTTAGAGACAGTCTGGAACACAATTTTAGGGACATTCTGACAGACAGTCTCAGTCTTAGGGGCAGTCTTAGGGGCAGTCTTAGGGGCAGTATTAGAGACAGTCTGAAACACAGCCTTAAGGGTAGCCAGATAGACATCCTAATGGACCATATGATGGACAATATGATGGGCAGTCTTAGGGACGGTCTGGAGGGCAGTCTGGAGGGCAGTCTGGAGGGCAGTCTTAGGGACGGTCTGGTGGACAGTCTTAGGGATAGCCTAATGGACAGTCTGGGGGTCAGACTGGAGGGCAGCCTGGGGGTCAGACTAATGGACAGTCTAATGGGCAGCCTGGGGGACAACCTAATGGACAGTCTGGGGGCCAGTCTAATGGACAGCCTGGGAGGCAGGCTTAGGGACAGGCTTAAAGACAGCCTGTTGGGCAAGCTGCCTGAACCAACAATCACTGACTGGTGGGGCCAGCAAGATTACTACTGGGTAGCGTTTTACACATACCCTGAAAAATTTTTAAAAGTCACATACAAATCAGAAGATTCTGAAAAATTATCCATAATGAGAGAGATATCTGAATCACTTATGTGGTGGTACCCGCGCGATGGTGTTTGCGTAGCCTGCGAACGTCCTTCGGAAATTCATTGGGATGAGCAAGGCAGATTACACAACCCTTCTGGACCTGCAGTTTGCTTTAGGGATGGCTGGGGTAGTTATTGCTGGAATGGAACAACAATCCCATCAAATTGGATTAACGAGAAACCACCCGAAGCTGCTGATGCTCTTAAGATAGAAAACTTAGAGTTAAGGCGCGCGGCCTGCGAAATAATTGGCTGGAACAACGTTATTAATCAGCTTAACCCTGTAATAATAGACAAAAACAATGACCCCTTGATTGGCACGCTTGTTGAGGTCGATCTCCCGGATTCTGGCAGAGAAAGGTTTCTTCATGTTAAGTGCGGAACCAATCGAACCTTCGCGCTCAATGTGCCGCCAAATGTGTCTACCGCACTAGAGGCGAACAACATCACAAGGCGATTGCCTGATGACCCATTTTTTATAGCAGAAAACAGAACCTAATAGGAGATACAAATGAAAAACTTCGAAATTGAAACAATCAAGATGACCGCTCTGGCAAGACCGAATTCTCAGGGTGATTTGGACTACATAAAAATTAAAGAATTGCCTGAGAACCTAATCAAGGTCGCTCCAGCCGATGACGGTCACTATATTGTGGCCCACAGCGAGACCGGTCACCACCATGTCTTAGATTCCGAAAATGTTGACCTGTTCCAAGCTGCCAATGACCCGCTAAGCTTTTGGGCCGTTGTGAAGGAGACCACGTCATTAAAACATTTAAGAAGTTTTGACACGCACGCTAAGCACATTATTAAAAAAGGTATTTATTGGTTTGGCAATCAGCGTGAGTGGGCTCCCGAAGGTTGGAAGCGGGCTGCGGACTGATGGAATACATGAGCAATAATGAGATTGATTATTACGTGCATGATTGGTTAAACCAAGTTTTAGAATCAAAGCGGATGCTTGCGCTGGAATAGTTACTGGCCGTTTTAATTAGTTAGAAGAATGACGGATATATAGGAATATATATGACACTGACATACCACAACGACCCTGAGTTAAAAAAATGGTTTGTAGCCGAAACAATTTGGCATCGTGAGCAGGATTTATTGCTTGCAGGTGGTTACAACCATCATAAATTCGACCTAAACAATGGCAGCGACGTTTCAGAGTTTAAAGGCTGCGCTATTGGCTGTGCGGTGCTGTCGCTCAAAAGGTCAGGTAAGTTAAATGGTGTTGAATACAACAGCCACAAAGACGTAGCTAAAGCACTGGGATGGCCTCTTTGGCTATGTTATTTACAGGACAAGATATTTGAAGGGCTACCTTTGGTCGAAAGAGAAAAGTGGACAGAAAAACTAGCAAAAGCAGTTCCCGTCGGGAAAGACATATCAAAAGTTGAAGATGCACTAAAGATAAAAATACAGGAGCGGAATTTAAGCAGAGCCAAGTCGCTACCTGAATATGGGTCCAAGCAATCTTTACTGAATGCTATTACAGCTGTTATCGATTCCATAAAAACCGGAGACCTCGAAGTCTGCAGCAATGTCTGCAGCATGGTCTTCAGAGTCTGCAGCAAGTTCTGCAGAATACATAGCAATAGCTAATGAAATTATTGAATTGTTGGAGACCGCATGATCACCTCAGAACAAACGCTATACCTTGATGACAATGATGTAATCAATAGCGTGCATGACTGGATTAACCAAGTACTGGGCTCAGATACGTTATACCCATTCCCTGAATATCACACTGAGCTACCAGATGACTTGCTTATTGAGGCCGCTGGCAACCACCCGGATCGTGATCACGCGGCAACAATTATTGCGGCTACATTTGCTACGGATAACGAGCACAGCGAAGAAAAACGCGCCCAGTTAGCGCTTAAGTCGTTGCGCGGCTGGTTGTTTTCAATGGCTGCCTCACAGGTAGTCCAAAAAAACGACCTGGACTATGACAGCGTGCTAGAAACTTTCCACCGAGAGTACAAATGAAATCGTTGCTAACAATGTTGGCTGTGTGCGTTCTGTTCTTGGCGTTTTTAATGATTAACAAAGCGGCACCAAATGAGCCAGAAGTAGTTAAATCAATGCCTATTAATTACTTCGCACAGCTTTCAAGCCCTGAAAACACATGCAGATTTTACTACGGCATTGATGAAGATTTAATGAAGTACTTAGTCAAGGTTTGTGACCAAGGGCAAGTGACTTTGAAGCGGCTATGAAACCCATAACCACAGTAGACAACCGCCACCAGTGGTCCCTGGCTTGGCGTAATCGGACAGGCAACTGGCCTATAGCGTTTAGATCGCCAAATTGGCGTAAAACGGTTGAACAAATTAATAAAGCGGGCTTGGCTAATAAGCCGGCCCGCAAGGAGATTGAAAGTGAGTAATCAGAATTCAGAACCTAAAGGCGCAAAAGGCCAGCTAATAACAAGAATGGCTGAAAGGTTCGGCGTTGATCAAAGCAGGCTGCTAATGACACTCAAAGCAACTGCGTTCAAGGTTAAAAATGGGCAGGTTTCTAACGAGCAAATGATGGCATTGATGGTGGTTTCTGATCAATACAAGCTAAACCCATTTACTAAAGAAATCTATGCTTTCCCTGACAAGAGAAATGGCATAATTCCTGTAGTCGGTGTTGATGGATGGTCTCGAATGATTAACAGCAATAGTCAATTTGACGGCATGGATTTTAACCAATCTGATCAGCATGTAGAAAACGATGAACACAAGAACTGTCCAGAGTGGATCGAGTGCGTAATGCATCGTAAGGATCGCAGTCATCCGGTGACGATTCGTGAATATTTTGATGAAACATACCAACCACCTTTTGAAGGTGAAGGCGGTAACGGTACTTACATTGTTAATGGCCCTTGGCAAACCCACACAAAAAGAATGCTCCGACATAAAGCAATGATTCAATGCGCCCGTATAGCTTTTGGTTTTGTTGGTATATATGACGAGGACGAAGCAGAGCGAATTATAGAGTCTGATGCTATCAGTGTTTACCCAGTTAAATACAACCAAGAACAAAAGTCTAAATATCTTGCATTTTTGGATGCATACGAAACCGAAAAAGAAGACGCTATAGGCTATCTCGCTTTCTACAAAGCGCTGCCGCAAGAAGTGCAAATAGACCTACATAATTGTTTCGAGCCTGGTGTTAAGTCCAAGTATAAAAAAATTGCGGGCGAGTTATCTGTTAAGGGCTATGCGATGGTTAATGAATATATTGACGGGTTTTGCGATGCTGTTGAGGCTGACGATTCATTCGCAGCTGAACAACTAATTAGTGAGCTATCACAAGATGAATTCACCTTGATTAAACAAGCAATGGCAATCAATAATCTCGACGCTTTAGAAGATTTAACACAGAAAAACGCAGCAAAGGAATAAAAATGGCACGCGGAGTAAACAAAGTAATTCTTGTGGGGAATTTGGGTAAAGAACCAGAAACCCGTTACACACAATCAAATACTGCAGTCACGACACTGACGGTGGCAACTTCTGAGTCCTGGCGTGATAAAAACACAGGCGAAAATAAGGAACGCACAGAATGGCATAAAGTGGTGCTATGGGGCCGTTTAGGTGAGATTGCAGGGGAATATTTGCAAAAAGGTCGCCAGGTGTATATCGAAGGCAAGTTACAAACCAGGAAATGGCAAGACCAATCAGGTCAAGACCGCTACACCACAGAAATTGTTGGCAGTGAGATGCAGATGCTAGGTAATCGTGGAGATAATGAGCGGGCAAATACTAGTGGCCCACAGCAAACCGCGCCGGAATCCGGCGGTAACGATTTCAGTGATCAGGATGTACCTTTTTAGGAGATGGGTGTGAGTGATAAAGAAACATTTTCAATTGAAGGGCCAATATGCCCTCATTGTGGTTATAAACATATTGCTGACGAGCCGCACTATTTTAATACTGATAGCGACACTTTATGGTGCGAAAACTGTGATATGGAATCCCAAATGGATGTATCTGTTAGTTATTCATGGACGTGTGTTCCTACCGGTGGGTTTGACTTATGAACAATAACGAATGCGGGGATTATTGATATGACAACAGAAAGTAAAGTTATATGCAGCAAATGCGGGAGCGAAGACGTTTATGTCTATTCAGATATAAAAACTGCAATTTGTCCTGAGTGCTTTGAAGAACACGATTTTCTTGATGGTGATTGCATGCACTGCGGTGAGCCGCCACCCGATGATTACTATGATGAAACGGCTGATACTTACTATGAAGAGATCATAGCTGGCGGTGAGCATGAACACTCACACAAACACACCAACAGGGCGGCTAGTCCGCCCCAGGATTTGATATGAAGCGAACAGTTGAATTCACAGTAAACATAGATGTTGAGATCGATGAAGCAAAGTTCACAGATGAATTTATGAAAGAGTTTTCTGAATCATTTTATAAATTTAAAAAACTTGAGTATCACATAGAACATTTGGCTTATCAGGAATTAGCTGGATTAGTAACTGGTCATGCTAATCAATTTATCGAGGGTTACGGGCCTATTGATCGAATGGGTATAAAAATATCAGATTTAGAGTGCATTTATACCCATGTACAGGAGCACCAAGATGCCTAGAAAAAAATACGATTCACTATCTATAGGCCCAGGTTTTAAGTATGTGCCGCATAAAGATTTCAGTGAAATAGAAGTTTCTGAAAAAATGCTGTTAGGTATGTGGAACATAGTCGGCCCCTCAGTCAATCAAAACTCAAGGCAAGGCAGAATGTTATGGGAGATAATCAGTCTGGCTTACATGGAAGGGCTGAGTCACGGTCATGCTATGGCCGAGAAGCATATAACAAGAAACCCGCTCCCTGCTTTATACAAATGAATAATCAACTGAACAATGCACGGATTACCGCAGCCTTTTGGCTGTGCCGGGCTTTTTGAATTAAAGGAGATATAGAATTGAATAAAATTGAAACAGGTTTATGCGATAGCAATGGAGACCAAATCAAAATAGGTGACAAGCTAAAACAACCCGTTACCATCAATGATGGTTTACATGGAAAATGGGCTGTTTATGAAGTAAAACAAAGAGGAATGACACCTATAATTTCTTACCTATATTCAGAAAAAGGGGAAATTCTACCAGCGGGATATCTCGCATCGCCTCTTTGCGATCTTTACGACGGAAAGATGTTTTGCTTCGCGAGAGACGTAATGACGTTACGACCTTCAGAAGATTTAATAATCTTAAAAAATGAAAACATATAACGCCACCCAACACGAAGTAAAAGCCGCATTAGCTGGTGAGCTTGGGGCCATTTTGGTGCCGATGAAAGATCAACCTTTCATGAACAAATTAGGCCACTGGGAATGGAGAAATAGCACAGCTAGAAAAAGAGGCATACAATTTATAGCTAGGTATTCGCGTGACGAGATGCAACCACAGGATTTCCAAGTGTATGCAAAAACTCTTTGCCCATACAAACCAGGCCAGCTAGCGGCTGTGAGGGAGTCAGTAGAGGAGGATCACGATTCAAGTGATAAAGTTGTGTTAGCCAGATACTGTGCTGATAAAGCACATGTTTATTACCCTTCAGATACACCACCATGCACGCCCAAAGCGTGGCCAGGCGCAGTAATGCATTGGTCAGAGTGGTCTGAGAAGCAAAATAAACTATCATCCGCCCGCATGCGAATCAAGCATAGCCGCATGACGTTTAGGTTTGGTGAGCGGAAGCTATTAAGAGCAAACGATATCGGCAGGCGTCGAGCAAAGTCATTAGGTTTTCTTCCCGGGCTTAACGGTCTTGAAAAATATGACGGTAAATCATACGGCAGCGCAGAACATGCATATGAAGCTATGTGGATTGATAGATACGGCAAGAAATACCCATGGGAAACAAATCCATACTGCTGGTATATGCCGGTTGATGTTATTCATAAGAATATAAGTGAGGTTAATCATGAGTAATTACGAATGTAATGAAGATAGATTTTTAGAGGGTGTCAAGGATCATGAATTAACCGTTTACCAAGATGATGACGAAACTGGTATTAGGCATATGAGGCTAGGTATACCTGGCTCAAGCGTTTTGCACTACAACTTGACGACTTGGCCGGGGTACTTGTGTATTACTGGCGATATGGGGTCTTTAGTATTTAGCCGAATAAACGACATGTTCAGTTTTTTTAGAAATGAAAACAGAGACAGTCTATTTATTAACCCTCAATATTGGGCAGAAAAAATACAAAACGAAGATGCCAGGGATGGTTGTAAAGAATATGACTCCGATCTGATGTGCAATGTGGTAATGCAAATTCTCAATGATTATAAATCTTCATATGAAGATGAAGATCATGATAATGATATGGCTGATTTAGATATGTCTATAAAGGAAAACGTTATCGAAATGCTGGGCGAAGGAGAATTTAGGGATTATCACCTTGTAGATAACTATCAATGGGAAAGTGAAGACGGCAGTTTAGAATTCTACATCCAAGACCTTTGGGACTATAACTTTAAAGATTACACATACCACTATATCTGGTTATGTTATGCCATTGTATGGGGTATATCTAAATATGACGAGTACAAATCAGGATTGAAGTAATGACTTACTATCGCCCTCCTCAACAAGTTATTGATGTATGGAAAAAGTATTGTTCATGCTGTCCTGATTGCAAACCCCACCCTTGCGATGGTGTTTGTGCTGGTGGCTTTTGTGATTCATTAGAATGTGAATGTGATCAATATTACGAAGATTTAAATTACGATTATTTAGAAGATTAGGTTAGATAGTGAGTGATAAAACGCAAATAGAATGGACAGACTCAACCTGGAACCCTGTACGTGGGTGCACAAAGGTCAGCAGCGGTTGTGATAACTGTTATGCAATGTCAGTAGCAAATAGATTTAAACAACCGGGCATGCCTTACGAGGGACTTGTTAGCCAATTAAATGGCCGCCCTCAGTGGAACGGAAAAATAAGGCTTGTTCCTGAAATATTAGACCAGCCTTTAAGGTGGGTTAAACCTCGTATGGTATTTGTAAATAGCATGTCTGATTTATTTCATCCAGACGTTCCTTTTGAATTTATCGATAAGGTCTTTGCGGTGATGTCATGCACCACCAGGCATACCTATCAAATACTGACCAAACGACCTAAGCGTATGCTGGAATACTTCACAGAGTATTTGACCTATGACAATGTGTTTGATGACCCAGACCAAATAAGCCCCCTGGCTGTATGGCCACAATGGGTGGCTTATCGTGAAGGCAAACGTGGTGGTTACGACAACTGCGGTCCAATTTTCCCATATAAAAACGTCTGGCTCGGTGTTAGCGTTGAAGACCAAAAAACCGCCAATGAACGAATCCCAATATTACTTAAATGCCCTGCTAAAGTCCGTTGGGTTAACGCTGAACCAATGTTAGGCCCGATTGATCTGTCAGATTTAATTGAGCATGTAAATCCTGCAACCGAACATCATTACAGCTGCTTGAGTCTTGATGGAATTGAACTAGAAGATGATCCACGGTGCGGCGCAACTATCGGATGGGTAGTCACTGGTGGTGAGTCCGGGCCAAACTCAAGACCACCTCACCCTGATTGGTTCCGATCGATACGTGATCAATGCGATGTCGCTGGTACTGCTTTTTTCTTTAAACAATGGGGTGAGTATGCACCAAATTGGTACAACGACAAAAACGGCCACAAGATACCTGGAACAGAGTGGATGGAACGCCAAGGCAAGAAATTAAGCGGTCGTGTTCTTGACGGTAAAACATGGGACCAGTACCCCTATAGTGAGGTTTGATATGGGCTGGTCAATCGGATTTGATGAAACTTGGCAACGTGATATTGGCTACGTCGTACAATCTGTCTGTGACCACCCTATCACCGGTAAATGCCACGGAATGGGTTACGATAAGAGCGAAGCTCTATAGGCAGCTAAACAAGTAAATGATGTTTTAGGTGTAGGTAATACCTTAGCTAACAAGTTGGTTGGTGCACAGGATTATGGAACTACACTATCGCAGTATATTGATCACTTTCGCAATAAGATCATCCCCAACAAGAGCATAAAAGGCAAACCACTTAGCCCAGCTTACGTTTACGAGACAAACCGCATTTTGGATAAGATACTAGTCGGTTTTGAATCGGAAAATCCAATAAAAGATATCAGCCAATCAGATATAGCTAACTATCTAACTTGTATTGAATCGGCTGATGCTGCCAATCAACACCGAATAAGGCTTATTCAGCTGTGGCGGCATGCGATAAGCGATGAGCACATAACCGACAATCTGCCTGAGCGAATTATACGCAGAGACGCAGACGTACGTAAGCGAGAGCGGCTAACTATTGATCAGTACAAATCTATTTTTGAACATGCAAGCCCAGCCATTAAAAACGCTATGGAGCTATCATAAAACTCGCTTCAACGCCGTTCTCATATAAGAAAATGGCGGTTTGATGACAATCGTGAGGGCTACGCCTTCATCATTCAGCAAAAAACGCATAAGCATGGCCCTAGCGTCTGGCTGCGTATTCCGCTAAATATGCCAGTGGCTTATTCTGCACGAGGTTCAAGCACGCTTAATGATATTGCCAAGTTGTGCCGTGATGATATCCCCTGCCCGTTCCTAGTGCATGAGCGCCCCAAAAACAACAGAGGATGCAAAACAAAAGCTCACCCATTCCAGCTTACACCTGGCTGGATTAGTAATGGCTTTGCTGACGCTAGAGACGCTACTGGAATTTTTTATAACTGGGATACCGGCACTAAACCAACGTTCCACGAATTAATTATCTTAGGCCAGCATATGCGGAAAAAACAAGGTTGGTCAGAAAAAGAGATTCAACAATTACGTGGCCACACATCTGAAAAAATGACAGCGCATTATCAAGAAGGTCACACCTTGACAACGGTAAGAATACCAGCGTTCAGTTGTTAAAATGGCCATTAGTTTGCGACTATTTGCGACTGAGAAATTTGCAATGTACCGTAAGTTATTGATAATATTAGTCGGAGCGATAGGATTCGAACCTACGACCCCCACACCCCCAGTGTGGCTTTGTAAAACCTCTAAGTTTTTGATTTTAAAAGAATAGTACATAAAACTCACTAGCAAAATAAACCAATTGGGAGCATTATATATGAATTACTTACGGCTTGGTTTGCGACTGGGATTTTTTAAAATTATAAAACGCCATAAAGGAAGTTAGTTATGAGATATGTGTTGTTTTTATTTTTTCTATATGCAGTAAACGCTTCAGTTTACGCAAAAGATGTTTACCCAATCAGCGGGCAATCTACTTTTACCGTGGGTCAGTCCTTAAGTGGCTCAGGGTGCGTTGTTAGCATGGATTTCGACCAGTTCTCTCCTAGCTTTGCATTTATAAAATGCCAAGAATCAAACATACCAGAAGGTGCCTCAACATTTAACTGCGGATTCGGCGCAATACAGGCTATAGTGTTCAGCGAGCAAGGCGTAGTTACGATTAATAATGTTTTTTTGACAGGGGTTGTGCTTTCAGACAACACACAAGGTGTAGATTTGCAATTTTTCTGTTCACCGCTTCCCTAGCTAGGCCGATTCAAGCCTTAAACGAGAACCACGCCTCATCGTTGTTGCTTGTATGTTGCTTGTGTTTTGTGCCCATCTAACGGAAAAGCTACCGGCTGATGCTGACGTATGAAGCACCCCTCTAAGATTGCTCATTCTGTAAACATTGACTCCGCCACCTGATCCTGTTCTGGTCGTGGAAATACCGTTTGCACATGAACCATTCGGTGAATCAAGGTCATTACCCCAGAACATTGTCGATCCAGAAGGCCCAGAAAAACCGAATCTGATATCGGGTGTGGTTGCGGAAGTCCATAATAAAAACGCATCAATGTGATATACCGAGTTCGCCTCTACGGGTACTGTTAAATGAGGATCATTCGATACTGTATTATCATTCGTTTTAACAGTATCAGTTGGTTTTGTGACAATTAAATTGGAATCCCCATATCCTATCTGGGATATATCTTGAAAGACGTGGAAGTGGGCAAGACCATCATTATCTGGCCTTTGCGATGTTCCGTAAATACCTTTGAAAGTCACATCTATCTCATACCAGCCTCCGTTGTCGGTATAATCGGTAACTAGCCATAATATCCCAGCCTCTTGGGAGCTAGGATTTCTCATCATCAACCAGGCAACATTGGCGCCATTTTCTAAACTAACATGAAAAGGGAATTCGCTTGTGTCTTGTGTTGAGCTGTTGGCAAAATTCACGGGCTCTCTTTTGCTGAAAAACAACTTAGTGACAAATATTGGCGTAGAGTTATTAAATCTTACGTAACCATTGCCTGGATCAGACGCCGTTGTTGATGTGCTAAATTGATAGAATGTAGTGGATGGAGCTAAAGCAGAACTCGTCTGCAATATTCCCGGCTCATAAACACCAGCGGACACATTATAAATTGGAACCTGTAGATCGGTATCCGGGGCCGTATCTGAAAAGTCCCCCATTTGCACGCTGTTTATGTTGCTTTGATCAATTGTAAATGGCCCAATATACTCCTGAACAGGAGTGCCGTTATTGAATACTTGTCCGGCAATATCAGTACGCCTTGCCATTAGTAAGAAATAATAACTCTCACTCATGGTTAAACCAGAAGATGTGGTGAGAATATTTAATTGGTTTGTCTCAATTTCTGTACCTAATACAACATGTGGATTTAACCCAGATGGAACGCCGGCAACATTAGATTCTAATACCGCTCTAACGTGATAGCGTACGCCGTCTATAGGTAACGCATTTTGCCAGCTGAATTCCATGTTTTCGGCGTTTTGATTAAAAACAAATGGGTCGGCGAAACTAGGATATAGTTCGTCTTTAGCTATATTTCCGCTCTCACCGTATTCGCTAAACCTTCCTAATACTCTGACTTTAACTCTAAATTTATAGTCATCAGCCGCATCATCAACAACTTCTGAAAGTTCGGGCCCATCGAGGAAAACATTATCAAAAAACGAAAAAACACTCGCAGCTTGTTCTGAGTTTGAATAAGTTCTTGACCATAAGATAGTATCTTCTTCGCCCACTTTATATGCTTCAACATAGAATTCACGGGATTCTTCGCTAATAGATCCCGCGTTATGCCCAAACTGTATCAGCCATCTCTGTCTGGGCTCCTGGTCTCCATCTGTGGTCCACCTAATTCGCTGTGTAGTATTAAACGTTGGTGTATTTATGGTTGGCGCACTGATAGTCCCACCGTAAACTGGATCAGGCTCAACTGAAGTGCTATAAACAAGCGGGTCATAAGCCACAGCCTGGACACGCCACCGGCCAATGCTCGATTCTCTTATTTCAACAACACGAAACTCATCGGCGTTCAATCCAAAACTATGAGTGACAGAAACAACATCACCCCTTAGAACCTCTAGTCCATCATCGAACATTTCAAATGTAATTTCAGTGTTCGTTAAATTAATTTTATTAAGACGTTCTACTGCCTGGCGGTGAGCCGTCGCCATATTTAGGAAGCCGGGCATGTTTAACCCGAGCCGTCTCACTATGCCCGATGGTGGGATATCAGTTTCAGCAAACTCAGACCGCCAAGGCTCATCACCATCCGGCTGAGTATAGTTAACACGAACCACAGTAGGTGAGTTACTATTGCCTATCTGTCTGATCTCCATGCTTCCTTCAACGACATCAGACTCAGTAATCACTTTAGTTACCGGTGTCGGGCTATCCGGTATTATTTGGTATTGACCATTAACTTTACGCGCAAAACAGCCAGCATATTCAGCAAGCACTTGTATATAGTCTTCAACGACTACTGGCGATGTTATTGCCAATCCTATTAGTCGCCTAACTGACGGGTCATAATCGTCGATCTGAGCTGGGCTTGCTTGTAACCCAGTAGTAACAATTTCACTGCACCAATCCGCTGCATCTGTAACTGTTACCCAATCAATGCCGTAATCGCTGTATCGGTCAATAAAATCTGCCAATATCAATGCAGCATTAGGTGACCATTCATAAGTCGACGAGTCACCTTCAACCTGATCGATATCGCGTGGATCATAAATCTTCAACCCTAGTATTTCCGCCTCAACAGTCGGCAAGTTAGTCAGCTCATCAGTTGGTAAGTAATAGGTACAGGAATAAGCCAAACCTGGGTTTGTATCCGTATAGGGCGAATCACCGCCGGTGAACTCAAATAATTCTGAATTGAGACCTCCGCGTGTGAAACTAAATGGAATTCCTTGTGATTGGGTACCCAAGAATGACTCAATACCATCAACGTTAACTGAGTCTAGGGCAACATTAGAAGGGTTATAACGGCCTGGGTTGCTATGACCGTCAGCTTCCCACTGACTGACGGTCATGCCTTCAAAATAGATATTTGTTATTTCTTGGATCGGACCTTGACACCAGCTTTGCCCAATTAACAATTGTAGTTGTGATAGTTGATAAGTACCCAGTGTGTGAGGTGTTGATTGTATACGCCAACGACCATAAACAATTGGAATCATCTGATTTGCAGCAGCAATATTTAAATCTTGCTTGCTTACGCTTGCATTCCTATTGATTATACTGGCGCTGGTTCTATTGGAACCTGGCACTCCTACCCACTCGGGTATAGTTGCATTCGAGTAAATAACCGTCATGCACGCGTGCCGGTAAATTCGATACTGACCATGTAGTGTCCACCAGGCTGCGGCCTGGCTCTATGTCTGTTTAAATATCGCACAGTGTATGTTTCACCATCATTTATCCAGGTGATATCAGCTGCATCCCTGTTGGTTTCAAAAAAAATGTCAAGCGTATTTAATTGAGCCTTTGTAATCGGAGCAAGCTCAATTTCCAAATTCCAAACATCGTCAAGCTGTAAACGCTGGCCTCTGATAGTTCCATTCTCTGATCGGTCTGTGCGTATACCAGAGTCCGGAACAGGCTCGAACCCCTCTTGCAAAAAAGGGTAGAATTCTGTTGGGAATGCGGGCATTTTACTTTCCTATGGGCAATAAAAAAGCCGCCCGAAGGTGGCTTTAACTGAATATTTTACGCGGTGTTTTATTCTTGCCAGTCATCATCAATATCAGCAAGTTCGCGTAGCTTTTTATAACTTCCACCCTTGGCTTTATCACCCCATACATAGTGTCTGAGAGGTATTATGCTCTATTTCCCAAAAACCAGATTCGGCAGCTTCCAAGACTGAATCAAAAAAATCAGGTCTTATCAGCCCATAATAAGACGACTTAAGGGTGACTTGATCGTTATTCATGGTGGGTTTTAAGGGCTTGCTTTCAATCATAAGAACACATTTGACAGAGGCTTATTAACCTCCCTTTCTATATCCGCTTTAGCAATTTCCTCATCTATAACTTCTGAATCTTTACCCATCAGTCTATTATATCAAAATAATAGTTCAGGGTAAAGCGGGGTAATGCCTTGTTTTTTATATTCCCACGGCATCAGTAAGCCTTTATGTGCTAACGATATTAAATCCTTTATCCGATGCGGCCATGCTTTAAGCTCTTCACTAACGAGTTTAATGTCTAAGTCAGGACGGATAAATAAAAGCACATCCATAGATTCCAAATATAATTTTTGATGTTCTTGATGGATTGCACTCACTGATTTTAAAGTAGGGATTCTTGTGAAGTTGTCGCCGTTTGCAGCAACACTTATAGATGATTTTATATATTGCATAATTCAATTATATCAAAACTCATCCGGTGGCGCTTCAAAAGTAATCCTTAAATTATCCCAAACAAATACCTCGCCTGCCCTGGGTAAATAATTTGTCAAAGGCGGTCTATATCTTTCTGTAGGAGCACGGCTGATGTCTGATCGTGAGCCAGCAATATCCACATTGACCCTAGTATTCCTCGTTCTGGTGTCAGATATAAAGCCTATTGTTAGTAACTCGGCTTCGGTCTCGTACCACTCGTAAACAGTAACCTGTATATCGTGAGGATTGACGCTTAAAAGCAAGCTGCTGAATGAGAAATTAGTATTCTGGACGCTGAATCGACCGCCGTCCTCAGTGATCCCGCTCGAGTCTACCCCCCCATCGCCAGACCATAAATGACCATTCCAATTAACATCACCTGCCGTCGAATATCTAAGCACTGGATCAAAGTCGATTTGTATAAGATGAGAAGGAACAGTTATAGGTTTGCTTATATTTGTGGATACAGTGGCGCTAATATTTCTAGGCATTTACCTGATCCGGAGTTGGAATATTTATGATCACCTGGATGTCTCCCACTGCTTCGGTGATGGCATTAGCCGAGGCACCGGCTATGCCCGTGGTCGCCTGCACAAACGCATCCCTGATAACGGTAGATAGCTGCTGTGTTACATCCAAAGTGACCTGCGGGTTCTCGCCAAAGTTTCCACCTGATCCGCCGCCAGATGGTGGTGGCTGTGGAGGCGGTGGGTTGGGGGAAGAAGGATCATTGGAGCCTATTATTTCGCCAAAATCTTGGACTGCTTCATCAAACATATTCACAGATTCTATAAACTGTAAATCTACATCACCAAGAACCTCACCAGCTTGATTGCGCAGCGCTTCCGATTCCTCTTCAAAACTACTCCTAAGCTCCTGCCCACGATTAGCAATATCATTTGATATTTGATCAAGGAATTCAAGAAACCCTGGGCCGAATATTTGTTGTTGTTGCTCACTCAGGCGGCCGAATGCATCGTTAGTTAGTCTATCGATAGCCTCGCCAATTTCCTGCAGCTGCTCTGGTGTATCGGCAGTAGAAATGCTTTCTGATAAAGATGCAATTTCATCTCTGCGCCTAGCGTATATTTCATTGTCACTTAATAATGACTCTTCAATATTTTGCCTGGTATTTGCTAGCTGGCCAAGAACTGACCGAATGGAATTATCAAGCTGAGCGATAAATTGCAGCTCTAGTGCGTATCGATTTCGGACTGCGCTATTTAACCGCTCAACGGACTCTGTTGACCCATCATAAGCGGACAAAGCATCCTGCACCGTTGAACCAGACTCTGACAATAAATCAGTTAATGTTCGTTGCGCACCCTCTAAGCCGCGCGCATAATCTTCAAGTATGTCACTATCAGCAAACTCCTGTATTTCGCTGACTTGACCAATTAACGAGTTAGTGAAATCTTCGAATATAGCTATTGATCCAGCAAGCTCTACTGCAGTTTGAAATGCTTCACGACCAGCCTGAGTTGATAAATCTAAGCCCTGGACGTAATCCCTAAGCTCCTCCCTTGTATCAATAATAGAATCGTCTGTTGCACCTAATGCGTTGTTGAAATCATTAACAGCCCTTGCTGCTCTTAATGCAACATCTTCGGCGCTTGGCCCTCCAACTATTTGCTGAAACTCTGCTATTGCAGATGAAAACTCATTAAGTCCGCCGAATAACAATGCCAAGTTATCCGCAGCTCTAACAATTTCCTCAGTTGTTCCGTCAAAGTTTAACTGTAAGTCTTGAACTGCATTATTAAATAGGTCGGTTTGAACAAGTAACCTGTTGTAAGTTTCGCCTAATGTTTCATTACCCTGAGAGAGATCATCGGTAAGATTAATTACAGATGTAAGGGTTGTGCCGAGAATGTCGTTGCCGGAAGATAAATCACCTTGAATAGCAAGAACATCAGAAAGCCGCTGGAATTGTTCTTCTAAAGTTCCAGTAACGCTGGTTACTGCTAACTGAACTTCAGAATCTAATGCTGATACCGATGTGTTAAATCTAGCGCGTAGGACTTCCTCTAAATTGATATCATCTTCACCTTGCTCGATGAAAAATGAATCTAGCGCGCTTCTTACTGCTCCTAAATTATCATTTCCGACTATATCTGCTAATGATTGATCAAAATCTGTGATTGCATTTCGGATATTATCCAGTTCACCGCGTACCTCGCTACCACGCGTATTAACACCTACACCACCTAATGCAGTATCAAATACTGCTTCACCTCGGCCAACAGTGTCAATCCCTGACTCGATTCCGCCGACTTGTAAACGAGGTGAGCTACCGAATAAGTTACCAATAACCCCACCAAGCAGAGAGCCTAGTATTTCTCCTACAAAAGGTATTGGAATCGGTAATGCACCACCTATTCCACCGCCGATGGTAGAGCCAGTCGTGCTAAACCCTCCTATACCTAGTAGGTTAGCTATTTGACCAGCTCCAAAGCCAACACCAGCACCAAAGCCTGCCTGGCCTAACGTACCTAAATTCTGTCCGCCCGTTTGCAGTAAACCCGGCTGAGGTGGGCCTACAAAGTCATCAGTAACCCTCTGCCCAAATATTGCATCACGTATCCCAGCCAGACCTCCACCAATACCAGCTTGTCCTGCAAAAGCAGAGCCAGAACCACCAAACCCAAACATTAATAATATTGGCCTAGTAAGAGCAGCGTTTGCTAGCTCAGCAAGAGTGTCTAAAAATAAATCCCTGATACCTCTTAGGTTGAATTTTCCATCCTCGAAAAAATCACGCCAGAAATTTGCTCCAATATCATCTAGCCGTTCAATACCTCGCTCAAATGCTGTTGAATAATCATCCAAAGCCACTCCCGCTTCATCAAAAGATGAGGGAACATCATTAAAAACATCCGTTAATTGATCACCTCTTTGAGAGAGTATATCTAAGGCATTTGCTATCCTTTCAGCCCTTTCTGTGTGACCCTCTCTAAGTGATTCCTCTAAGGCTAAATTAAGCTGCAATAAATCCCTATCAAAATCACTAATGGTTGATTGTTCTATTTCAGATAGCAGGGATTCAATTTCATCCTTCAACTCTTCAGTCGTGCCAGTGGCGATTGTATTGTTATCAGATAAACCTTGTATTTGATCTTTAAGTTTATCTGTTGCAGCCGCTGCTTCATCTTCCGCTGCTTCTAGTTCACCAATTTGTGTGATTACTCTTCCTTGCCTTTGTTGCCACTCGCTTATGCTGTTTGTAATCTCACTTATTTCATTATTAAGCGCTTCAAACTCTGGAAACTCCCTGAAGCCCTCGCCGATAGTGTCAAATCTTGTACTTAGCGTGTCTTCTAGATCCCCAAGCCTAGATTGCAAGCCAGTTATCACGCCTTCAGCTTCTATAAAATCTGCCCTTAGCTGAGTGACATTTAAACCATTAACGGATGAGTTTAAGCTGTCTATTCTATCTGCTAAAACCTCAGTCTCTCTGGCGGCTCTACTTTCAGCATTGCCAAATAAAACCAATGAACCGGCCGCAACACCTAGACCAGTAGCTATCAACAAAAATGGGTTAGACGCAATCAATAAAGCCCTTAATGTTATTACTGCTCTAGTAATAGCTGATATACCGATCAGTGCAGGACCAATGGCTGCAGCTATTCCGCCCCACAATATAATGTTCTGACGAGCCTCCTGATCCAACGAGGCCAGCCATTGCGTAAAACTTCTTACTTCTGTGATAATATCAGAAACCACTGGCAATAAGTCATTACCTATCGCTTCAGAAGCCTCCAATACGTCCCGCCGTATAAACCTAAGTTGCGCCGCGTTGTCCTCTGCAGTTCTGGCTGCGTCACCTATGGCGTCTGAGGAGTCTGCCGTTATTGCGGCAAAAACGGCTTGAGCGCGAGCAGCGCCTGATAGCTCCTCGCCTTGTTGAATAAGCCCTTGATTCAAAGCTATTGTCTGCAGACGGGTTTCTCGAGTGTCCACCCCGAACCGGCGCATGGGCTCGCTTGATCCTGTTAATGAAGACCTTATTGCGTCCAACACCTGCTCTGTTCCGGCATTATTGAACGATCCCAGATCACCGGCCAGTCTTAAAGCATCGACAGAAAGACCTGCCGCCTCCTCTCTGGCCAAGCCTAATGGAACAAGCAAATCCTGAACACCAGACGACAAGTCTCTCATCTGGGTTGTTGTCAGGGGTATATTTTCATGCAGCAATTCTAGCTCTGCATTAACACTGCTTACGCTGCCTCTGAAAACAACCTCAAATCTATTGGCTGTTTCTTGTGCATTAATAGCAAGATTAGCAGAAGCGGCAGCGGCGGCAATCAGTGGAGCTGTTAATCCAATAGATATTTGCCTACCAAGCCTTCCGGATATTTCTGAGACTCGTGCTGCCCTGTCTTCCAGCCGAGAAAAACGACTATTAACCCTTTCTGTAGCACGTTCTACATTTTGCGATTCGTCAGCAAACCTACTAAGGTTCCTACGTCCACGCTCAAGACTTCCATCGCCATCAATTTCATAACCTATTTGGGCGATATCTTGCTGCATTAGTTGTCCTTGGTTTTATGAGTTTCCATGGCTATCTGTCTCAGCCATGCATCATCCATAGACATTATGAGGTCTAGCTCTATTGGTCGGATTTGATTGCCAGTTAGCCTTACCCATGAAGCAACTGATTCGTAGGAAATTGAGTTTCTTTCTATGCGCTTTCGAGATAATGCATAAAACCACTCTATTAGATAGAAATATGCGCTTGGAGCCTTGGGGTCTGTTTCTGGGTTAAAATGGGCTTTACCAAAACGAATATTTCTTTCTTTTTTTGTTTCCCAAACTTTTTCACCGAAAACAGTGACGAGTGTATGTCCAGTATTCCACTCGCACTGAAATCTTATGTATTCACATAACGATTCGGTCAGTTCTGAAAAAAACCAGATTCGTCACCTATCTCAATGATTAGCTGGTTTCTCACCCAATCTTTCTTTATTAATTTTTTGGCAATCTCTTGTGAATAATCAGGTTTGATCTCACCAAAAAGTTTATATGTAACATCCTCACCCCATCTCCAGCCATCAAATGAAGCAAGTAATAGCTCATCATTTTTTGCCTGAATTTGATCATAGTTAAGATTCTTTTTACGCTTAGCTAACTGCCTATTAGCTTGTTTACGCTCTACGGATTTAACCTTTGGGTCATCACTGGGTAATAAATGAATAAATAACCCCATACCTGAATCCGTTACAGGGTGGCGCAATTCATATTCACGAGAGCTTGCTTCGATATCGTTAATATCCAACATTTCATGACTTTCTGATTCGTTCATAATCAACTCCCACTAATCAGCGTTTTTATAAACATCATTTTGATTCATGCCGCAGATAAATCTACGCACTACGAATGCAGTATCATCACCACCTGGTTCACCGCCTGGCATAATAATTGCCCGAACAAAGCGAATATCACCGCTTTGATATGTAATACGCATAGCGTAGTTATCTGAGACGGTCGAGGCTGTTGCTGCTACGGCAGCTGCTTGGCCAGCATCATCCGAATCATAAGCGACTTCAAAATTAAAAGTACCAGCATTGAACCGGCCTTTTTGCTTAATAACACCGCCGGCTAATGTTGGATACTCTGATACATCATGCGTGGGGTCTAGATCGCTTACATTGCCAACATTAGGGATATCGGTGTATGACAATAATTCAAATGCAGCCAAATCAATATCACTGTTTTGCACAGTAGTGCTGATTGCAATCTGCATACCAGATTGTGTAAAACCTTGAGCCATTTTTCTTCTCCATATACAAAAAAACCCGCATTAATCGGGCTGTGAAAACAATTAATTAATTTTTAAATTAGACCTCTATACCTAATGGTTATAGGGTGGGATATTCGTTCATCTTCTTCTATCGGCCCTGAATCCCAGGGCTTTAACTCAACTTTTACAGAACCTATTGCTGCGTCCTGTGGATACTGGTCAATAATTGACTGCGCTGTTTCTGCGCCATTAATAACTCCAGACCCTGGTCTATAGCAGACCGTTATTTGAAATATACCCCTAACTTCAACTGGGTCATTGCTACCTATGAATAACCTATTATTAGGGTTAGGGAAAAACTTAACTTCCAACCATTCGCCAGAATCCGGCGGCGTGAAATTTATTCCCTGATAAGCAACGGGCAATGTTGTCGAGAGATGGTTAATAAACGCATCTAATATAGAACTGTTAGACATTTTGTACTCGGTTTACATTATTAGACACAATTGCCTGCCACATCTGGGCGGATGTTCTCAAAAAACCATCGCGGGCCTCTCTCGGTCTTGCGTAGTTAGCCGTCCAACCAAAAAAGACAGTATCCCCAAGTCCAGCTTGATTAATAACCAAGGCCACATCCGAGTCGCTATAAGTGTAACTTTCTCCATCTGCTGGTTGTGTATCGCCAAAAGGTAATCCTCCTAAAGAGGCAGCACCTGATGCTCTTAAAAACCCAGTATCAACCCTCATTCTACCGCCCCTGTTAACGGTAGTTTGAGCAAGGTCAATAACATCTTGCGCCGACTGCTTATGTACTGCCAACAACCTTCTTTCCGCCTTGTTCGTGAAAGCTCTAACTTGTGCCGAGAATGTTTGCATTCATACCGCCTGAGCGATGAAATCAATTCTGTTTCTTTTGATGCAAGCGCAATTGGCCACATCCTCAGCCCCTGCCCCAAGACTAGTATCACCAGGCCTCAAAAGACTTGCTCCCGTAACAGGGCTTACAAATGGCTGACCTAACGGTTGCTGTTGGCCGTTAAGCGCCTTATGGGATTCACGCACGTTATTACGCCCTGAGTCCTGCCATGTGCCTATTACTAGGTCACGTCTAACTTCGCCAGTGTCTATTGCTTGTTCAAATGCTTCATCATTAGCAGCGTTGAAAGCTGCCAGTGTTTCAGTTCTGGCGATAGCTTCACCCCGTGACCTAAGCAACCTATCTGAATACCTTGCTACTATTCTGTCGATATCGCTTTGATTAACTGCCCGCCCGTTTGTAATAGCTCTATTGACAATTCCATCAAAACGTCGATCTCTCAAAGTTCTATCAAAGTATCGTCTTAGCTGCTCGGGGTCACCGCTGGCCAGCTGTCTACGTGTATTAATTACATACTGTTGCTGCTGACTGGTTAGACCAATAAGCCCACCTTCCCGGCGACCTGTTACGCGATTTATACGGCCAATAATATCCAAAGCTGTTTGTCTTGGGTTTCTCCCAAGTTGTGCGCTTAAATTAAGAACTTGTTGTATTTGGCTACGCTGCGCCTGGGTAATGTTCGTTATATAACCTGAGCTAAATTGCCTTAACCAAGCATCCGCCCTTGGATTCCTTACATCAAATCGAATAACGGCTCTCACCCCATTAGCCCTACGGATAACCGGTAACTCATCGACACCAAATTGACCGCCAGCCAAATATGCCGCAGCAATTGCCAAATCAACATCACGAAATACCGATTCGTCTAGGTTAAGTGCATCAATGAATGACTGTATGTCTCCAGACAATAAAAACCCAGTCAATCGCTGCACTTCAGCCTCGCTTACAATATCACTAATGGAAGATAGAAACGCGTTTCTTATTTCCGGCTCAAGCGACTCGATTTGTCGTATTATCTGACGACGTGAAGTGGCCATTAATTCAGGATCTGATTATCACCGTGTAAGAAACAACAGCACCCGTAGCCGGAGTTCTTATAACTCTTACAATTTCATGAGGTTTACTTCCTATCAACGCCTCATCTGAAACAGTAGGCTCGAAACCTCCCCCAGCTACTGTGAACTGAAGGTCTGAAGCTATAACATGTGAGCCATCAACAAAACGCTGGCTTACGCCTCTAGCGACACCTTCAACACGGTGATTAACTTTTGTCGGCTCACCTGGGTTGTGAGCAGGGCCACCTCCCGGAGTTAACTTAATCAAGGTTATACCGCTCTGATCAAAATGTTCCAGCAATTCTTTTGCGACACCCTGTAACTGCAGATATATACTCATGACCTAGCAAGACTACCAACAATAGAGCTATGACCTGTGCCAGTTAAAATAGGCCTCAATATTCCTGAAACAATAGTAATAATAGGCTGCGCTGATGCTGCACCAACAACACTGACGTATTCGACGGATACGGCACCATCGACACTGGCTTTCTTTAGCTGTGTTGCAGGCACAAAATCAGGCTGCAATGATCCAGGGCTTTCTAGTTCACGTAATGCCGCTTCATAGGTTGCTCTCTGAACTTCAATAGGTACAGTATCGAATGGAATAATGTCATTCTCATAATCATAAGCATCATTACGCGGCCATTCCCTGACCTGATCTCGACCACCGACTTTGCAACCAGGGAAACCATCACGATATTCGTTATCGATAAATTCAGACCCTCTTAATAAGGCTTTGCTTAACGCGCTATCATCAGCGCCAGCCCAGGCAGTATTACCTCGATCTGCATGGTAAGTTTTTGACTCTGACAATGTGCCGTAAATCATGATTTAGGCTAACTATCCAGCTTCTTTGTAACTTTCTTTTTAGCTTTCTTTTTAACGGGCTTTTCACCCCATACAGTATGTTTATCCGATATATAGTCACTCTCATTAATCAATACTGGATTACCGTCAATATCAATCATAACTGTTTTTAATTTCATTTAATAATCTCCATAAAGCCCGGCATAACCAGGCTTTAATATCGGTGGTGTGGCTAGGAAATAAGTAACGCGGTATGGCGAGGCTGAACAACTTTAACCCCCCAAGCTAGCGCTACTTCATACCTTACCTTGCGGTAACCAATGTACTTGGCTACTTCTACTTTGAGCCCTGAGCGCTCATCGGTCATTTCCATCCGATCCGCCGCTACATCGCCTTCTTCGGGAAGCGCTGGCATGCGTGAGGCCAATACTATTGCGCCTTCATAAAAACCAACGCCGCCACGTACAAGCTGTGTACCGTCTTTGACAACCGTAATAGCCACAGCAGACGCATCAATTGCTTGGCGCAAGCCTGGCTCCTGTATAGTGATATCACCGCCTGCTGTCACATTGGCCAGGCCATCCTTAACCACATACTGCTCACTATCACCGGCAAAAGTGATCACATCACCAGCAACAATACTTCCTGTACCAGCAGCAGCCAAAGTGATAGTAGTTGCGCCCATCGCATAACCATCTGCGTTAGTTGTAGCGCTTTCACCAGTTCCCGCTGTATGCACTGATCCTTGAGCGGTTTCATAAATACTCAAACCGTGAGGCGTCGCAATAATGCCTTGCTGATCCATAGGAGCCTTTGAAAAATCACGATCGGCATTAATGCCATACAAAGTGCGTACGCTAGCGCCTACTGTCGTATCATTCACCAGCTTTAGGCCTGACTTTGGCGAACCGTTATCAACTAGTATCTTTCTGATTTGAGATGCAGGATCTGAATTAGTCGCGAATGGAATAGTGCCAGGCGTACCATGTGCGCGTGATGCTCCCGCAAATGCAGCTACAGACAAGTCGGTTTCGACTTCATTAACTAAGCCTCGAACTGCCTGAGCAAACATGTCCGCTTGTACAGGGTTAAAACCGGCTCCATTATTATCTAAACCCAGGCGCTCTTCGCCAACAAAGCCAAACTCATATGCGCGAGCTTTAGTGATAGTAATATTATCGTTTCCGATGCTTTGATCAGTAGGTTCAGGAATAGTCATGGATGGCGCGATATCGCTACCATTACCGTTGGGCGTCACATGATATGTAACAGCCTGCCCAACGGCCGCACGGTCAGATTGAGCATCGCGAGTTACTGAAGGAATAAAGCCCGTAAGTTCACGCGACACTTTATCCAGGCCCGCATAAAGGGATGGAATAAGATTAGTTAGAGTGTTCATGATTACCTCATATTGATAGAGAAAATTTTAGTATTTAACTCATCCGAGTTTGCGACCTCTATCCAGAGGCATTTACGATAGGCGAAAAAAAACCACCTTTCAGTGGTGCATATTTAAAGCGATTATTTTTGATTTAATCGGCTAATACAGCCTTGCCTTCATTGACTGCAGTAACAACTGCTTTTTGATCTTTAGGGCTCATCTTGTCAAACTGTGCGCGGTTAAATGATCTCTTGCCACCCGATTCGGTTTCTCCGGTGGAACCAGAACCCGCGTGACCACTTGCTTTTAATATTGAGTCTTTCTGCGGATAAGAATTGACGATTTGCTCAATAGCCTCATCAAAAGTCGCAACATCGCCCGGATTCTGGCGGCTGTATATAACATTGCCCATATGGTCTTTAGCAACAAGATTGTTATTGTCAAACTCGAAGTGCTTTCCAAAATATGCCTGTGCTATATCAGCTGGCATTGCTAGATTTTCCAGGATATATTTTGAACCTGAAAACGCTATTTGCTTCTGAAGGTTACGGAAATTTGATTTTGACTCAGTTAACTGATCAGTCAACTCTTTTTCTTTTTCAGCGTATGACTGCGCAATTTGAACCTTTAATGCTTCAACCTGATCTGCATCCATCAGGTCTTTATCATCTAAGTTACTTAGTTTTGTAATAGCATCTTTTGCCTTATCAGGGTCAAGATCGCCAAATCTAGACAACTTGGATTCCGCTTCCTCAAGAGCCTGACGCTTATTCATTGCCTCACCATTGAGGCTGGTTATTTTTCGATGAAGGCTTGAAAGGTCATAGCTGTTTTCACTTCCGTCATCATTTTTATATATAGGCTTGCCATCCGATAACTCAGCATATTTATTACCGTCTATTTCAATTGTTTTTAATTTCATATTTATCCTAATCCAAGGTTGCGCCTTCTTCATCCGAGTCAGGCTTTAAATTACTAACTTCATTAACAATATTTTGAAGCTCAGTATCCGAATCAAAATCAGCACTCAATGTGCCTCTTCTTTTTAGCTCAGACCAAAAGGTCTTGCGTGATAGATCAACCCCACCATCTTCATTGGGTTTGCGCATTTCAAGGAGAGTCTTTAGTGACTCCTCTTCCTGTTCGTCAATGCCAAAATCTGTAAACACAACCGTTTTCGGTATTTCGGTATCTATTGAGAGCCACATGGCTGTATATTGAATCGCCAAGTCCAACGAGACCCCAAGAGCCAGAGCCCAAGCCTGAACCGCGCTATTGCCTTTTTGAGCAGCAAAAGCAGTTGTGATTACCGTTAGATTTCCACTGTTGGCGGTTAAAGGCTGCCTACCTAGCTCGCGAAGATCACGCTTTGTATCATTAATATCAGATTGTAAAAATTTAAGAGTCTCTGCGCTTGGCTCTAGCCATTTCCATTGCCCACTACCCCCCTGGCTGTTTGGCGGAGCATACAGCACCGAATGCGGCCCAACAGGAACCTTTTTAGGCACCTGCCCATTCATTTCTGGCTGAATACCATTACCGGCCAGCATAGGAAAACAAGTCAGGTTTTTTATATTTTTAATGCCTGACTCTTGCTGATAAAGCTCTATTTGCAAATCTGCCGAATCCTGCATGGGAGGCTTGAACCTCCAAGTGTTGCCCTTTCTTCTGCCGGTGATAAAGGGGACCATAGGTATAACCCCAATGGTTATATCCCCTTCACTCGTAACAACCCATTGCTTATCACCCAAATCCTCATGGATGCGCCATACCACTAAGTCTTGTGTTCTATCAAACTCTCTTATACGTTTATCATTCTCTAATATGCGTATATTTGTAAGCTGTTCTCTGCCTTTAATTACTTTAGATTCTATGTTTATAACTGAAGTTGCAGGTATGTGTACCCAATATGGTCGTACGCCTGATTTTTTCTCATCCTCTTTAGTTTTGTTTTCTTGCTCAGGCTTGGTGTATTCGACTAGTATCCAATCAATAGCATTGTTAATACCGTCGTAAAATGTCTCGGCAGAGAATACGTGTAAATTATTTCCTCGACCATCAACATCTCTAATGAATTCGTTGATCAAGTCGTTTGAATCATCAGAAAGAGAAAGCTGCCTTGAAAAGGGCTTGCTTGCCAATCCTTCTAAAATATCAACGTAAATATTTGTAAACCTGGCATTTTTCAGCCGGAACAGATAATCCATGTCGGTTTCTTCAGGAAACTGAGGGAGATACAAATTTCCTGCATCACGCATAGCTTCAGTGCCTTCAATAATTGTATTCACCTTTTCCCAGTAGGTCGACATGTATTCAAAGTCAACTGAGGGCGTGTTAATTCTGTCCATATGTTCCAAATATTGGTGCGGGTGTTAAATTAGTTAATTCATCGAAAGCATCAGCCGCCGCATCAACCTGGTCTTCATGCGCTCCATCTGAGAAGGCCTCGGACTCTGTAATAAACGCCTCATTCCAGGGCCCGCGCAAAAGTTTTACATTGCCCGCTTCTGCTTGGCTTGATAGTGGTTTAGCCCTGGTTACTTTGTCGCCTGTTACCGGCTTGGTTTTTACGTTAAACCCGGCTAGCATTTTCACTTGCTGGCTGGCTTGTGACTTCCCAGCCTGCCCAGGATCCTGGGCCAGTCTTACGGTTACTGACTTTCCATCAGATATGGCTGTGTTCTTAATCGATTGGTCAACCTGGCCCGGGCTATCCCTAAACCGCTCAACATGCTCTATGTAATAGATACCTTCGACTTTGTTCATCTTTAGACCGACTGTCCAGTCAGGGTCAGGGTTTTCTGCAGTTGGTTTAGTTGCGGCTTGATCCCAAGCCCTTACAGTATCCCCACCAGCCGGAACGGCGTCCACAATCTCAAAATAAGATCGCCTAAAGTACATCCCAGCACTTGGCCTTATGTTCCAGTTACCACCTAACAGCTGTTCTCTTTCAACTCGGTTCATAGCTTCCAAGTTAGCGCGATACGAAGGATCAGCATCAACTAGGATTTTGTTATCATCTAAACTTGACTTGATAAAAGTGAATGACTTTGGCAAACAACCAGGATGATTGTTTAGCAACTCTTTTTCACTATCCGCCCAGGTTATATCGTCGCCATTAATTATAAAATAACGAATTACCCCAGACCGCTCCGGTATAGCATAACCATCTTTGCCTATCCACCAGTCAATAAAACCGCGTATCCAGTGATCAGGGTCTGGATTGCATGTCCCTCTAATGCGTGCCTTCGCGCCAGATGTTGAGCGATTACGGCTAAACATGTAGCTGACTTGCTTCCAAGTAAAATGCGTAATCTCATCGAAGCATATAAGCGGTATCTGGGATCCCTGCCAATCATATCGGTTTTTATCATGCTCCATGTGCGCAAATGTGACTTTCGCACCTGACGGGAACGTTGCCTTTAGCTCGGCCTGATTAAGATCAGCTCCTATCGATGAATAAAGCTCAGTAGCTGTATCCCACAGGCCACCCTCGCTCCTCACTTGCTTAGTCGTGCGTCTGAAAATAACAGCGCCAAACTTAGAGTTACTTACATCGTAAAGCGGCTCCAAAAGCAGGGCATACGTCTTTCCACCACCAGCAGCGCCACCATAAAAGACCACATCAGCATCGCACTCAAGAAAATGTGTCTGAGGCCCCTGTTGCGGGCCTATCTGATTCACTTCTTAGCTGGAAGGATAACTACAGTCTGTAAAGACTGGCCATCTTTGCCAGTTACTTCGTGATGCTGCTTGTTTGACCATGACTGGTCACGCTGACGGGTTCTATTATTAAGCCAATAGATCATGGCTGCCGTATCTGGCGGATAATGCTTAGTGGTTTTTGCTCTAATCACCTTGCCCTTATCAACAAAGATTTTTTCATCAGGGTGGCTGTAACCAGTGGCACGTTTAAATAAACTTAACGCAACGTCGCTATCTGCTTGTTGCCTGCCTAGTTTTATGGAGCCAAAAAACTCTAAATGCTTTTTTTTCCAGTTATCTATAGTTTGCTTCTTTACGCAAAAAAAAGCAGCAATTTCTTTATCTGTAGCGCCTAGTATGCAAAGCTTATAAACCTGATCGTTGTATTCTTTTTTATACCTCGTTGGTCGGCCGCCTGACATGTTTAAACCTTAATCAATCCTAGGTTTTTATCGAGAATCTTCTTGCCAATACCACCTACCCGAATCAGTTCCTCGGCAGATTCAAAAGCATCTGATTCGCGATGAGCGATAATGCCCAAAGCGCTCTCCTCGCCTACACCGTCGAGTGTTTGCAATTGTTCAGCTGTAGCTGTATTGATATTCACAACACTTTCGGATGAATCATTAGCGACTGAATCACTTGATGATTGCTCGGCTTGCTTTTTTCTAGGCAATGGGATAATCGTGCATTCGTGCTTTTCAGACAATCTGCGAAACTCTTTAACGACCCCTGCATTAATGAGCCTATAATTCGTTTGAACATAGTAAGTTTTACCTGCTTTATATTCCTGATCGCTCATTGTTGTTCCTGTGTTTTAATATCAGGGCAGTCGCCTGGTGTATGTCCCTCTAAAATAGCCAGCCTGCGTAGTTTGTTACATAGCGTGCGACTGCATAGCTTGTAATCGGCCCAGTAGTCGTTTTCAGCTATGTCGTATGATTCAATCGTCTCTGGTGTCCATTCTGATGGTGCTATCGGGGGTGTCGGCTCTTGGCATATCTCAAACAAAACTGCCGGACGTGCTGGCCTATCTCTTAACTGAGGGACTGGCACAAGCCGTGTTTCTGGCGTGCAGCCTGTTACGATTAATATCGTAATTAATAGAATGGCTTTCTTACGCATTGATGGTTACCAGATCACGATCACTGGCTCTGCAATCAGCCGGGTTTACATTACGGCTGTTTCTTTTTAGCCTATCGTTTTCTTCACGCAACAATCGGTTTACGTTAGAATCATCAACAGTAGCTTCGTTGTTTTCTTCCGTATCTTTCTCAACCTCTTCGGCTATCTGCTCGTTAACCTCAGCAGTCGCAGCAATAAAATCAGTCTTAACCTTCTCGCATTGAATCAAAGCACGGTTATAGCCTACTAGGTAAACAGCAACCACAAACCCAATAAATACCAGACCGGCACCTATGGGTTTAGCGTATTTACCTAGCAGTATTGCGGATATCATATTCCGTGATTACCATCAATGAACCCGTGATCCTTATCCATCACTAGACCAAAATTCCTTAGTCCAAAACTTCCAATTTTTTATCCCGGAAAGCCCATGCTCTTTGAGTCCTTGGCAAGAAACAGAACCAATGAATACTCCGAATAGGAATAGCATGTTATGTATCCGCTAAAGGCATCAAAAGTTTTATCAGGTTCTTCTTAGCCGCAGAAAGAACCTCGCAAGCATCCTGTAGGATTTCTTTGTTTTGTTTCTTGGACAGCTCATCTTGAACCACTTCCGGATCAAGCATTGCGTTTATAGTGGCTAACTGACGACATAGGTCTAATTTAAGCTTACAAGCTCCTGCGCTCATTGTGTATCCTCTTTGTTTATTGATATTCCAGTAGCGACCTTGAGCATCTCTAGCTCTCGATCTACTCTTTG